CAAAAAGGTCCATCTGTCGAACTCCCTCTGGGAACTTCCGCACCCATTAGCGGCATCGGCACTGTCGACAATTCCATCACCACCGCCAGCGGCGTGAAAGAAAGCGACGGAAGTATAAACCAATACCCTACCGCTCAGACCATCGACGGCACTGCTAAGTGGTACGGCGATATGAGGAATGAAGCTGGTACTTACTACCCCAATATCTTCGCAGATCTATCAGAAGCGACAGCTGCAACCATCAACCAACTACGCCAGGCTTTTCAGGTTCAAAAACTGTACGAACGTGACGCCCGAGGCGGCACCAGGTACATCGAAATCCTGAAATCTCACTTTGGCGTCACCTCTCCCGACGCAAGGCTCCAACGGCCTGAGTACCTGGGCGGCTCTTCTTCCCCCGTCTCTCTCAATCCCGTCGCCCAAACCCAAGAAACCACCGATACGTCCCCGCAAGCCAACCTTGCAGCGTTCGGTACTGTCCATATGCAAGGACACGGTTTCAAAAAGTCCTTCACCGAACATTGCGTAATCATTGGCATGATCTCGATGCGCGCTGACCTGACATATCAGCAAGGCATCAACCGCATGTGGAACAGATCAACCAGGTGGGACTTCTACTGGCCTGCGCTCTCTCACATCGGCGAGCAAGCCGTACTTAACAAAGAAATCTACGCGCAAGGCAACGAAACAGACAACGACGTGTTTGGCTATCAGGAACGCTTCGCTGAATACCGCTACAAACCTTCCCTAATCACCGGACAATTCCGGTCATCTTTCGCTCAAAGCCTCGATACTTGGCACCTGAGCCAAGACTTCGAAACCCTACCCGCTCTAAATGGAGACTTCATTTCAGAGCAACCGCCCGTAGACCGCGTCATAGCGGTCCAAGACTATCCCCATCTAATCCTCGACACGTACATGAACCTCAAGTGTGCTCGTCCAATGCCCATCTACTCAGTACCGGGAATGATCGACCACTTCTAAGGTTCTCAAGTTATTGAACAGGAGGATTACAGGTTAGCTAACCTATCGGGCAGTCGTGAAAGGCACTCTTGACGAGGTGGCCCAGCTTGCTGGGAACATCCTCGCGCCTTTCACAATAAAAAAAATGAAAAGCTTGCTTTTCTCAATTACTAAAAGGATCCAAAACGTATGGGACTTTTCAACACCATCGCCTCAGCTGTGGGCGGCTTCTTAGGCGGTCCAGCTGGGGCCGTAGCCGGCGACTTCATCGGCGGCCTAGCCACCAACCGAAGCAACGCCAAACAAGCCTCTAACCAAATTTCGTTCCAAGAACGCATGAGCAACACGGCCTACCAGCGCTCCATGGCCGATATGAAGGCCGCCGGCCTCAATCCCATGCTCGCCTACCAGAAAGGCGGCGCATCCACTCCAAGCGGCGCTATGGCACGCATGGAAAATCCTGCAAAAGACCTGGGAGCTAAAGCGCTTCTCGCTGCTCAGATGAGGCAAATAAACGCCAACGCTGATAATCTGGAAGCCTCAACCGCGCTCGGCCTAGAGCGCATCAACACCGAAAAAGCCAATCAAGGCCTAATCAACGCAAACACCGCTCTTTCAGCGGAAAAACTCGCAACTCAAGTCAATCTGACGGATAAAACGTGGGCTGAAATTGACAGCGTTTTGTACCGAAATCAGATCACAATGAACGAGGCTGACATCTCGAACATCATGGCGCGACTAGATCGCGAAATCCTCAATAGCGGCGAATACAATGCCGCCCGATGGGCCGAAAAGGTCCTCGGAATTAGCGGCAAAGACGCTCTGGAAATCATCAAATCCCTCAAACGAGGGAAACACTCAACCGGGGGCGGTCGCCCCCGGTAATAATCTCCGGGGGCTTTAGCCCCCGGAAAAATTCTACCAATCTAAAAAAGGAAAAAACCATGGAAATCCGGAAACCCTTCGACGCTCACAAACGCGTCCACCCCTTCATCTCCCCTATCTCAATGACCCACCAGTCTCACAAAGACGAATGCGACATTAACAACATAATGCGTAAATTCGAAAAATTCGGTGTGCTTGAACATCGAAACAACTACCAAGGCCAATACGGCGACTTCACCGCCGTTCCTCAAGACTACCAAGAAGCCATCAACTCTGTGATTGCCGCCCAGGAAATGTTCCTGGAACTTCCCTCTAAAATCCGCCGCCGGTTCGGTAACGACCCCGGCGCCTTCCTCGACTTCGCGAGCGACCCAGAAAATCAACAATCTATGGTTGATATGGGTCTGGCTACTCCACGCGTAGTTGAGGAAAAAGAGGAGCCCCCTGCGAACGACAAAACGCCTCCAAAGGCGAAAGAAAAAGACGCCTCAAGCGACTAAAGCACAGTTGTCTTCTTGTTGTAACTGTGCTAACTGACACCATCAGGTGTCTAAACCTAAAAAGGAGCAAACCATGCGACGCAAAAAACTCTCACGGAAACAATCGAGGAAAAACTTTCGGTCGGGGACCAAAGTTAAATCTCGTAACTACTCAACAGGACCAATGCGTGGAGGCATCCGTGCATGACCTGTACCAGCCCTATAAGAGGCTGGAAGAAGCTGGAGGGGGGTGGCATGACCACTTCCCTCAACAAGGGCTATGCAGACCAACCTATGACCGTCCCTTGCGGCCAATGCATCACATGCCGGCTAGAAAGAACTCGGACCTGGGCAATTCGCTGTATGCACGAAGCGGCCCTCCACGAGCAAAACATTTTCACCACCATCACATACGACGAAGAACATCTCCCTTACGGCGAAACCCTGGTTCGCTCGGACCTTCAAAAATTCATCAAAAGACTTCGCAAAAAGGTGCCAAACCTTCGCATATTCTACTGCGGCGAATACGGCGATACGACCGATCGCCCACATTACCATGCACTACTGTTTAACTACCGCCCAAATGATGCTGAAAAAATGGCGGAAAGAAACGGAAAAGACATTTTCCGCTCAGATAAACTCGATAAGACCTGGGGCATGGGACACATCAACTTTGGCAACGTAGAATTCCAATCAGCGGCTTACGTCGCTGGATACGTTACCAAGAAAATCACCGGCCCTGACCAGGAGGAACACTACCAATGGATAGACGACGCCACTGGCCAAATAATCGACCGAACGCCGCCCTTCCAAGGCTCAAGCAAAAATCCAGCTATTGGTCACGACTGGCTCGTACGCTGGATGGAAGACGTCTATTCAAAAGATCAAATAATCATCGAAGGGAAGGCAATGCGCCCCCCGAGATACTATGACAAAATGTGTGAAAAATACCGTCCCGACCTTTGGCGCCAAGTAAAAATCAAACGGCGCCAGGACGACCCCAATAAATTCATCATAGCAGAAAAGGAAATCTCTGAAAAAATCCGCAAGGTAATCCAAAAAAAAGGCGATCCAAACGCCTATAAAGGTTCAGATCGCCATCTCATAGTGAAAAACAAAATCGCCATCTCTCGGCAACTTCTAAGGAATGAACAATGACCGATAAAATGAAATCACTCAAGCCAATGTACTCCATCTACGACAGCGTAGCAGGTTTTTACTCACCTGTCTTCCATGCGCAAAACGACAATCATGCAGTCCGCATGTTTTCGCAGTCCATCGACCTCAACCACAAACCTGACTTCACGCTCTGGCTAATCGGCCAATTCGACGATGAAAACGGCCATATCTATGACTACCGCGAACCCACGCTCATCGAAAAAGGCATCAACCTGAAAGGCAACGACCAATGAAATCCGTAATGAAACACACCTTTTCACAGGTACCCAAGGCCGACATTCCCCGGTCTTCCTTCGACCGCTCCTGCGGCCATAAAACAACCCTCGACGCCGGGCTCCTGGTCCCGATCTTTGTAGACGAGGCTTTACCCGGAGACACCTTTAATGCGAAACTCACGGCCTTCGCGCGCCTTGCCACACCGCTCCATCCCTTTATGGATAACCTTTATTGCGATACTCATTTTTTCGCTGTCCCTTACCGCTTGCTCTGGGATAATTGGGAAAAATTCAACGGCGCCCAAGACAACCCCGGCGACACAACGGACTATATCATCCCAGAAATGTCCTCGGGTGTTCTTGGGTATCAAAACGGGTCCATCCACGATCATTTTGGTTTGCCAACGGGCGTAGGAAGCCTCACTCACATGGCCCTGTTTCATCGGGCCTATAACCTGATCTGGAACGAATGGTTCCGCGATCAAAACCTCCAGGACAGCGTACCCGTCAACAAGGGCGATGGCCCTGACGACCCTGCAGACTATCAACTCCTCCGGCGTGGCAAACGTCACGACTACTTCACCTCGGCCCTTCCCTGGCCTCAAAAAGGTCCATCTGTCGAACTCCCTCTGGGAACTTCCGCACCCATTAGCGGCATCGGCACTGTCGACAATTCCAT